AATATAACGAAGGAGATCAATTAAAGATTTCATCATTTGATGAAGCTGGTGAATTAGTTTATAGTGACACAGCAACATTTGGAGAAATGCAAAATGAAGACATCGATATTCCGAACGAGTTTAACTTTACTCCTGGAGAATTCAAATCACCAAGAGAAGAGAATAAGGGATTTGGAAAGGACGTTAGAACTAGTTCTAAAAAGCGTTGATAGGCGTTTAGAAGCGTTAGAAGAGCGTGTGGGTGAGATACCAGATCCATTTGTATTGTATTATAAAGAACCTGGGGCAAGTGATTATGTAAAAGTGAATGAAGCTTTGGATGATATGTACGGACGAATAAATATTTTAGAGACATTGGTAATTAACTGATGGCATTAATCCTTGGAACTAAGACAGTAGACACTGTATCATTTAATGGTACATGTCGATATGATCCAAAAGTTGTCAAAGGATATAACATATCTCCCAATGTTTACTTTGAGGGTAAAAAAGTTGAGTATTTACCCTCAACGGTCCCACCAGATACTGTGGAAGGTAGACCATGGATTCCGAATCCTGTACCACCACCAGAATTAATTCCGTGTCCTATACCAGTTGCGGAAAGAAAAGTGGTGCCTATACAAAATAAGACAGTTCATATTAATGGATTATTGCCATTGGTGCAAGGTGATGAGACAATTTTAACGTCTTTCCCTGGCACACCAAGAAAATTTGTGGCTCCATTTCAGCATCCCACAATACATATTGCAAATTCACCCGTTTAGTGCTATAATATTTGAGTAATACGGAGGACTGATACATGGCAAAATCGAAAGGAACGTTCAATAAGTCGAATTATGTTCCTGGCAAACCCAAAATTACGAGTCAAGGGCGCTCGAAGAACACGAATCTTGCGGCAACCAGTCGAAATGGTCGCAAAAAACGTTATCGTGGGCAAGGAAGTTGAGTAAAAGCGCCATTTTTGGCGCTTTTTTTACGTTTTGGCGGGATAGCAACCCCGTAAAAAGTTCTGTTTTAATCAATTTTGAGGAAAAACAGATGGCAAAATACCAAGTAGACAGAGATTCTGAGTATATGCGAGAAAATTGGGGCACTACGAAGTTGGTGACCGACTATGGAGCGATGACTCCGACAACAAAAGAGAAAAAGAACGATCCACCGAACGATAGAATGTCAAGACCCTGTGGTGGCAAGGGAGGATTTGATGATTATGTCGAGCGATGGCATTGAATCTCCGACAGAGGGGGTATAAATATAACTATAAATAGGTTGTTTTATGCTGACCAGCAAGCCCTTTAAGGATTTAAATATCACTTTTGAGAAAAATCCTGTTACTGATGACCTATTAGTAACAAAAAATGAGGCTGCGATCAAAAGAGCGGTATATAATTTGATATTAACAAAGCCTGGAGAACGATTTTTCAATCCAAATATTGGTTGTAGGGTCTCTGGGCTTTTGTTTGAACCACTTGATTTTGTTACTGCTGGTTTAATACAGGATGAAATTAAGTATACGATCAATGCTTTTGAACCAAGAGTTACTTTGAAGAGTGTTGAAGTTGAAATTGATGACTATAATAATGCATTTAACGTGTTAATTGATTATACGATCATTGGACAACCAGCATCAATACAAACGTTAGAACTTGTCCTAGAGAGAACCAGAGCATAAAATGCCATATAATCAACTTACTAACTTAGATTATTTTGACATTCGTAATGCGTTACGAGATTATTTACGTGCGAATTCGGATTTTACCGATTATGACTTTGAGGGTTCGGTTTTAAGTCATCAATTAGACCTATTAGCATACAATACTTATTATACCGCCTTCAACACGAATATGGCGGTGAATGAGACGTTTTTGGATTCTGCTACGTTAAGAGATAACGTTGTATCCAAAGCGAAAGAATTAGGGTATATTCCAAGATCAATTACATCACCAGAAGCAGTGGTTGATTGTACATTGACGATTAGTTATACAAATCCAATATCAACACTTGTTTTTAGAAAAGGAAGCGGATTTCTAACAACAATTGACAATAATTTGTATCAGTTTGTGTTGCAAGATGATTATAAAGCATCTGTAGTTTCAAATCAAATTACGTTTGATGATTTGAAATTATATGAAGGCACAATTATTAAAACGTATTATACAGTAGGATCAAACACACCATTTGTTTTGCTACAAAATAGTGGTATTGATACGTCAACGATTCGTGTTCATGTTTACGAAAGTCAAAGTTCGTCTTCTTTTGACATTTATACCGTTGCTGATAATATTTTAACAGTGGCACCAAATTCAAAAATCTTTTTCGTAAATGAAGTTGAAGACGAAAACTACAAGATTACTTTTGGTGATGGAATCTTTGGAAAAGCATTAACACCTGGCAATTACATCGAAGTCAGTTATTTGGTAACTTCAGGTGAGGCAACAAACTCGGCTAGATCATTCACGTTCAATGGTATTGTTGAAGATGAATTTGGTAATACCAATTTCAGTATTACCAATATTTCTATTGCTGTCGTGTCACCAGCGTCTGGTGGTGCTTCAATTGAAAGTATTGATAAAATTAAAAAAAATGCTCCCGCAATGTATGGCACACAGAATCGTGCTGTTACATCAGATGATTATGATGCTATTGTAAGAAGAATCTACCCAGCAGTAGCAGATATTTACTCCTATGGTGGAGAAGAAGCAAAACCACCTGAGTATGGCAAAGTTAAGGTAGTTATTAAACCATCAAGTGCAGATTACTTGACTTCATACACAAAAAGAAAAATTGAGGGAGAAATTAGAAAATTCTCGGTGGCTTCAGTAGTACCAGAAATTATTGACCCCTCAATTTTGTTTGTTGAAATGAATAGTAATGTTTACTATCAATCTGCATTGACAAATAAAAAACCAGATGCGATTAAATCATTGGTAATCAAAAATATTCAAAATTATATTGCCAACTCTGATACCGAAAAGTTTAATGGTAAGTTTCGTTATAGTAAATTTGTGGGTGCGATTGATAGTGCAGATCGTTCTATTCGTTCAAACCTCACTGAGATTACCATGAGAAAGGATTTTTATCCTTCGTTAAATAATAAGGCATATTATGAAATTTGTTTCAATAATCCTTTTGATCATGAAGCAGATATTCCAAATATGGCAAGCACTGGATTTATTGTTCAACAATATCCAAACTTTACCTCATATATTGAAGATAGAAATGGAGTTGTGGTTCTTTATCGCTTAGATCCACAAACAGGCGAAAAAATTGTTTTGAATTCAAACATTGGTTCATTTAACTATGCAACAGGCGAAATCAAAATGTATGATTTAACTATCATCAAAGGTAGTTTATATGATGACAAGATACAAATCAGAGTGAGACCAAAATACAATGATATTATTGCTGTACGTGAAATGTTTTTAGATGTTGATATCGTCAACAGTAAATTCACCATCATCCAAGAGTAAGTAAATGGTAGTCAAGTCAAGGAATATCTCTAACTTAATTGAAAACCAATTACCAGAGTTTATTTCCTCTGAGTATCCTAAGTTTGTAAAGTTTCTTCAGAAATATTACGAGCAGTTAGAGAACTCTGGGCAACCGCTGGATATTATACAGAATTTATCTAAGTACCATGATATTGATACTTATGAGAATTCTTTGTTGTCCGAGAAAACTATTTTAACACAAACCGTAGATGCTACTGATACTACGATTTATGTTAATAATACTTCTTCTTTCCCAGATACTAACGGATACATTTTAATTAATGACGAAGTTATCTTCTATCAGTCAAAAACTTCAAACTCGTTTGAAGATTGCTATAGAAATGTCAGTGCAACCACAAAACTTGGTGATCTATATAATCCTTCCACGGTAAGAAATGTTCCATACGAAGAAGTTGGAAATGGATCTGATCATGGAATCACGGATGTCTATAATATCAGCAATTTATTCTTTTATGCTTTCGTAAAAAATTACGAAGCACAATATCTTGCATCGTTCCCAGAAGAGAATCTAAAACCAAGTGTTGATAGAAAAACACTAATCAAAAATATTAAGAAATTTTATCAATCAAAAGGAACTGAGCAATCAATCAAGTTTATTTTCAACTCTATTGTCGCAAAAGAAGTTGATGATATTCCTTCGGTTTATTATCCAAAAGATTTTACTTTCAAATCATCAACTGGTGATTGGATCTCAAACTATTCACTCAAAGTAAGAGTTCTATCTGGTGATGTAACTAAAGTTATTGGTCAAAGAATTGTTCAGGCACCAAGCTTATATGACACATCAGTAAAAAATGCATTTTCAGTAATCGACAACATCATTGACATTGGAAATGGATTTTATGAAGTCGTTTTATCTCCAAGTAATAACGTTGGTGAGTTTAAAATTGCTTCGGAAACAAAATTAACGAAATTACTACTTTCTTCCAAAACTTCTGGTAATATTGATGTATTTTCAACATTTGGATGGCAGACAACTTCTGGGCAAATTGTAATTGGAAATGAAGTCATTACTTACAAAGGCAAAAACGTAAATCAATTTGAAATCGATACTAGAGGCTCGAATGCCATTAACTATGCAGTGGGAACACCTGTTTATAGCTTCACTACTGTATCTTCAGATTATGCAGATGGAACAGGATCTGTTGCATTTTTAGTTCTTGGTGTTTTGTATAATTTAGATGTAAAAGAAGGATTGCCTTACTCACAAGAGAATGATGTAATCCAAGAATCCAAACCTGGATTTGATACTAGAGATCCAATTATTTTCAATAAAACAACTGGATTGTCAAGGTGGTTTATTAATCAAAATCTTACTAATCCATCATCACCTTCTTCTGTAGTAAATACAAGTTTATCAGAAGTTAATGCTGACGTTTCTGCAATTTTTGAGGATGAACAATATTACTACATTACTTCTTCTAGTTTTCCCTCAACATCAATAGGCAAGTCAAATTGGTCTACCGCATTAAAAGATCAGAAGATTCTAAAATTAATTAGAAAAACTCCATTAAACACTACAGAAATTTATCCTACTACTGTTAGAGATGTAGGAATGCTAGTTGATGGTTCTCCAATTTATAGCTATAAAGATTATAATGATAGTGACGTTATTTTTGGTGGTGTTGAAAATATCATTATAACATCAAAAGGAAAGGGATACAAAAGTGCTCCTTACGTTTTAATTGAAGAAAAACTAGGTGTTGAAACAGCAACAGCAAAAGCAGTATTAGCGGGAGAAGTTGTAGATAGTATTATTGTTGAAAGTTCTGGTAATGGATATTTTCCACCAGAACCAACAATAACCATTACTTCGGGCAGAGGAGCTGTAGTAGAAGCAGTCGTTACTTTGGGAAGAGTGACCAGTTTAAAAGTTATAAATCGTGGGGAGTATTATTCGACTCCCCCCGAAATTAAAATTACTGATACTACTGGAAAAGGAAGATTTGCTCGCTTTACTGCTCAAATTTCAGAAGATGGTAAATTAGTTGGTTTTGTAAAAGAAAATGAAGGAAAATTTTATACACAAGAAAACATTAAAATAGAGGTTGTTCCTGTTGGCAATGGTGCAACTGCTTATGCAAATGTTAAAAGATGGAAAAAAGATCGATTTGCTAAATTAAGAGTAAATTTAGATTCCTCGAACGGATATTTCTTTGAAAATATAAATTCAGCACTAGAAAATGGTTATGCAGTAATAGCAAATCCAAAAAATCTCAGAAATCGTTTAGGGGATACTGATTCTTCGAAGCATTCTCCTATTTTAGGTTATGCGTATGATGGTAATCCAATTTATGGTCCTTATGGATATTTAAATTCATTAAGTGGTTCAATTGGAAGATTAAGAAGCAGTTATAGATTAAAAAATTCCAGGAAAAACGGACCTCCATTATCCACATATCCTATAGGAACATTTGTAGAAGATTATGAATATGTTCATTTATCTGGCGAACTAGATGAAAATGGTGGTAGATATTGCACTACTCCAGAATATCCAAATGGCGTCTATGCTTATTTTGTTTCTGTTGATGAAAATGACAATCCAGTATTTCCATATTTACTCGGAAATAATTTTTATTCAATTCCTGTAGATTCTAATTACAATAAACAAATTTCTCAAAATCAAATTCCTCGTGGTGTAACAAGATATAGAACAGACAATATAGAACAAAATGGCAAAGGAATTTTATCATTAATTAATTCTGTATATTCTGGTTCTATTTCTTCTGCTTCCGTATTTGATTCACATGATAATTTTTCTGTGGGGAGTTTAGTAGAAGTTAATTATGAGGATACTCAAGGATATGGATTGGTATCTCAAGTTTCTTCTGTTCAAGGAAAAACAGTAAATTACTTAGAAAACAAAGAAACACCAGCAATACAAATTGAAACAAATAATATTTCTTATTTGTTTGAAGGAGACACATTAGTACAAAATAATACTGGAGCTACTGGTCAAATTATTGGTAATGTATTTGATGGTAAAAAAATTGTATTGAGAAACATTACAGGAACTTTTAATTTTGTAGATACATTATTTGCACAAAATTATAAAGTTATTTCATTAATTGTAGATAAATCATCTTCTTTTACTGCAAATTCTGTAATAAAGTTAACAAATGGTAAAAAAGGAAATATTGAAAACATATCAGGAAATACTATTAGTTCTGCTTCACACCCATTTACAAATGGAGAAAAAATTTCTTTTAGTAATTCTTTTTCCAATATAGTATCTGATCAAATTTATTATGTTAAAAATAGAACTATTAACTCATTTCAAATTTCATCTACTCCAACGGGATCTATTTTAACATTAACTGACAATTCTTCGCCCATTGCTATTGCAGAAAGTGTAAATGCAAGAGGAAAAGTTTTAGAAGCAACTGAAAATAAAAACACAATAAAAATTCTCGTAACAAATGGCGAATTTATTGTTGATAGCGAATACTTTTTAACAAGTTCAACAAAAACCGACACCGTAGCATCTAAAATTTCACTTGTTAAAAAACTAAGCGAAGATTTACAAATTTTTGCTTTGAATGATAATATCGCAATTGTTTCTACAAACAGTGATCATAACTTAGCCGAGGGAGATACGGTTAATGTTTCTGTTGATCCAGATTTAAATCTCACTACAACGACGTATTATGTAAGAAAAAGAATATATCAAAAAGTAAAATTAAACCCACCAAATTTTGCAACAAAAATTTCAGACACTGGTATAGGAATATTAACTACATTAAACAGTGGTGCTGATTATGCCAACGGCGGCAGCAATACATTCACAAATGTAGAATTGCTATTTTTAGATCAAACTAAATGCAGAGATTCTGAAGGAAGAATAGTAGGATCTTCTAGTTCTTCTGCTATCCTTGGTAATCCTGGAGGAACAAATAATGCAAAGGCAACAATTAATGTTGTCAATGGTTTAGTAACTAGTGTTATCATAACTTCAAAGGGAACTGGATATAAAAAAGGCGATATATTAACAGTATCAAATACTTCTTTGAACAGAGCTTCTGGTTCTGTAAGTAGTCAATATTTTATTACTGAGATCGACCACGTTGGATTGTCATACAATCAAACAACTTTGTATTTGAAGACAGTTGAAGGAATTTCTATTAATGATAATATTATCATTAATAACGAAGTAGTAAAAGTAACAGCAATTAATTCAAATGCTTCTTCCGTAACAATTATAAGAGCACAAGAAAATACAGAAGCAGTTAATCATTACAATGATCAACCAGTAACATTATATAATTCAAAATATAATCTTTCTGTTGGGTATGAAGTAGGAACCAAAACAAATTCGGGTAAAATAAAATCATATAACTCAGAAACACAAGAATTGATAGTTATATTTGATTCTATTGATTCTTCTATTAATTTATCAACAATTAATAGATTAGATTTAAATTATACATTTTTTGATGAAAGCACTGCCCGCAAATTAGTAAGTATTTCTCAAATTTTAGAAGATGCAAATTATCAATTTGAATTTTCAAAAGATCAAACATCTTGGAGAAGAAATCCAATTATAGAAGTCCAAAAATACTATACTTATGTTTTTGATCAAACTGATACTTCTTTGGTTGGTAGTATTTTGGATTTTTCACCAAGTAATAATCATAACTTATACACCGTAGAGGTATTAGATTCACCAGAAATTTCAAAAACAAATCCTGGTGTTTCTAGTCCATCTGCTATTACCAAATTAAGATTTGGTTATGGATCTGCACAGCAACAATTTTTGTTAGAAAAATCTCCACCCAATTATAGTAATTACTATTATTATGATAGAAATGGAATTATTCAAACAGACAATTCATATTTAAAATTAATTGATGACCCATTACAAGGAAATCAAACTGTTAGTTATGTAACTCCAAACAAATTTGTTTACAAATTAAAAAAACTTGCACAGTATGATGGACATGGAACTATTACATATACTACTTCATCATCAACTGCCGTAGGAAAAATAAATCAGATTTCAATATCAAATCCAGGAAAAGAATTTAAGAAAATTCCAATTGTAATTGGAATTAGACCAAGTTCATCTGTAGAAGCACTGGCAGAAGTAAATTGGAATTCTTTAACAAAAAATATTGATTCTGTTAAAATTACATCAATAGGAAAAAACTATTCAAAACCAAAGGCAATTATTGTTGATGGTGATGGATTATTTGCTGAATTTAAATGCGTAACAAATAATGACGGCGCTGTGACTGATATTTTAGTTATCAATAAAGGCAAAAATTATACTTATAGACCAAAAATTAAAATCATAGAATCTGATATAAAAGTATATTTCAATAGTAAAACTATTGGTGTTCCAAAAAATATTACTGTAATTAAAAATGGATATGATTTTAATAATGATACCTCAATTATTAAAAAATATAGTTCAGTACAAATTTTAATTTTGAACAATTTTGGAACTACTGGATTTTCTAGCGGAGAAACAATCGTTCAATATGATCAGAATGTATTAATTGCTAAAGCCCGAGTTACAAAAGGTGGGTGGAGAAATGGTTCAAATATTCTCAGATTAGAATCTGTTGAAGGAATTTTTAGAAAAGATCTGCCAATTCTAGGTCAATTAAAAAATACAACTGCTGATATCGTAACTTCTTTTGCAACATTATTCAATACAAATATTAAATCATACTATGATAATCTTGGTTACTATCAATCAGAGAGATCTCGTATTGGTTCAGAATCACAGAGAATTGCCGATTCTTATTTCTACCAAGATTATTCATATACAATTAAATCAAAAACTCCAGTAGATGTTTGGAGAAAATTAATTAATAATACAGTTCACCCAGCTGGATTTAAAGTATTTGGTGAAGTAACAATTGACACAAAGGGTTCGGCAGAATTTAAACCACAACCAACGAAAACAAATCATGTAAGTTTCGTACAACTTTGGGATCCAAATAAGAACCGTGTTACAGTAGAATCTACCAGAAGAACAATTACTCAGTCATCTATTCGTGTAAAAGATGTAAATGAGGTAAGAGCAAAAGGTTCTGCTTATGTTTCCGCTTTTGATACATCCGAAACTATATCATATGAATTTGGTTTAGATCCTGCATTTGATGGGTATGTTGATGAAAGTGGAAACAGAAAAGGAACCAAAACATTTACGATGAAAATTAAGGGTTCTAATACTCCTTTAAACGTTGATAATCAAAATAATGTTATCATTTCTTTGGACGGAATTGTACAAGAACCAGGAAAAGCATTTACTATAAATGGCACTCAAATAACATTTAATGAAGCTCCATTTGGAAATAGATTCAATCCCAGTAATTTAACTGCAATTAATCCAATTTCTTCTTATCAGATTAAATTGAGTGGTGTATTGAATGCTAGTTTATTCTCTGTTGGGCAAAAATTCTATACTGATAGTACATCATATACTAATGTCTTAAATTTTGTAGATTCAAATTCTAATACTAATCCAATTCAATTACAGGGAGCATATGAAGTAGTAGATATTGGCAACAATACTTTGACTATTTCTCCATTGAATTTGTTGCCACCTGTTTTGGGTAGTGTGTTTTCTGTTGCTGTCAGAAATGGCACTGCTAGTTTTATAACTACCATTTCTGTTGGTGGTAACTTCTTCCCATGCACTGCCAAATTATTAAATTATACCGAAAGATCTTATGTTCCTGGGTCAGATATACCAGGACAAAAATTTATTGGTAGATTTATTAAATTTAAAGATGCACTATTGAATTCTGCTGGGTTTAGAAAAATTAAAAATATTTCAAGTCAATTTGACAATAGCAAAACAATCTTTGATTTGTATTATGATGACAATACTCCAGTAGAATTGAAATCAAATGAAAACTTATTAGTTTCTATTGATGGTGTTATTCAAAGGTCTGGTTTCACTCCTTTAGTTCCTTTTGACCGTGCTTATTATATCAGAAAAACCGTAGTACCAAACCAAATTGTTTTTGTAGAACCACCGAGAAAATTTGAAGAAGTACAAACATCACAAACTTTCAATAAAGTAAAACAATCGTTCTTTGCATACAATATTGGAGCATATGATCGATTAAAAATAGATGAAAAATTTGTTGATGATTTAAACTATGGTCCATTTATTTTAAGATCTGCAATAACTGGTAAAACTTCACCAGTTGATGACGATAGAAATGCATTAGTGTTTATTGATGGAGTTTTACAAAGAAGAAATACTAGTTCCTATGTAATCCGTGGTGCAAGTATTACATTTGGCGAACCAATTAGAGTAGGTCAAAAAGTAGATATTTTATATCTCTATGGTAGAGATAGTACAAAATATATTACTTTGTTTAATTTTGAAAGGGTTCCTTTCTACAATAGATTAGAATTAAAGTTAAAATCTTATCTAGGATTTAAGCAGTTTAATAAAATTCCTTGTTACCAGGGTCCATCTCTAAAAGATAATACAGCATTTGGTTATGTTCAAAAATATGACATATTGCCAGATGGAAAATGTATTGTAACTTTAGATACACAAAATAATAAATTTGACACAACAAAACCAATTATTTGTATTGACGGTAAAGCAAGTGGTTTGGGTGATCTGACTATTTTGCCATCTGATATTATTTCAATTGGTCAATCTCAATCTGTAACTGGATCAACTGTTTATTTCGAGCAAACGCAAGATACTTTAGAAGTATTGAGAAAAGATACTTCTGGTTGGTTGATCAATTCGTCCAAAAAACCAAATTATTATAATTTAATTGACGTTGATGATGAAATTAAGATTGATGGAGAAACCGACTATAGAAAAGTTCTAGGTATACCAGACGAAGTAATTAAGACACAATATCGTGGAGATGACGATGTAAATACCGATTATTTTGGAAAAGTTTCCACTACAAATTATAATGGTATTGCGAGAGGTGAAGGGTTAGATGTTGTGCCAGAAGTAGACACAAATCCATCTTCGCCAACATATGGTCAAATTGTAGCATTGATATGGAATAAGAGAAATTATGATGCATACGAAACCAGAAGAATATTGCCAAGACCAGCTGGTTATGGTTATGACGATGCTCCCAGATTGCATTTTGTCCCACAACCAGTAAAGGATGAAGGTGGTAATATTATTGCAGCACCATCTGGTGGAGGGGCTAGAGGATATGTTGTAGTTGATAATGGAGAAGTTGTTGATGTTGTATTGACTACTGGAGGTAGTGAATATAAAGTTCCTCCTAGAATTTATGTTGCTCGTGGATTTAATATTAAAAAATCAAACAAAAATAATGTACATAGATTAATTACTCAATATCACACTCCATTTGTATTTTCTGCTTCGCTTAAAGTTTTTTCTGGTTCTGCAACATCACAATTACCAGAACCACCAATTATTTACATCGAAACTTTTGTTTCGCCTGCTATACGAAATAGAAGTATTGTTCTTACTAATATTTTACAAATTAAATTAAAGCCCGCAATACCTCTGGCACTTACTTCGGCCAAAGCATCTATTAATTTTACAATAGTACCAAAAATAAACGTAAGATCTTCAGATATATCACATTCGTTCATTTCATATAGCAACGGAAATAAAACACCTATACAAATTTTTAATGAAAGCAGTGTTAGAGTCAAACCCACAATTAATCAATATGTTTCTTACATTAGAACTTTCTTAAAAGTTATCAATGGTCCTGTTTATCCTGCTTTACATGATACTGGAGCATGGTTACAAATTTCTTTGACAAAAACAGATTCTATTGTTTATATTGCCGACACGAGTAAATTTACTTATTCTGGTCGTTTAATGATTGATGGTGAAATCTTACGATATACTTCTAAAATATCAGATCGTTTCTTAGGCGTAACAAGGGGACAAGATGGAACATCCGTTGCAACACATGATGCTGGTACATTTGTAAGACAGTACCGTGAAAATGTCACTATTGTTTCTGGTGGTGTTGCTGGAGTTACCATAATTGCTCCATCTATATCTACTGTAAGAGTACAAAAAGCCTCACTCAATCAAGTTGTTTCAATTGAACAAATTACTATAAAACCAAATGTAGTAAAAGTTGGTGATCAAATAACTTCGATTATTCAAAAATCGGAAAAAATTAATTCTATTGTTAGAGTTGTTAGTGCTCAAGTTCCAACATTAACAATTTCGAAATCAAATGTTAATGTTGCAATTAGTAAATTAGTTAAAAATAATGTTATTATTCTTGCACCTACTTTAAATATTGTTTCTAAATCAACCATTACAAAATTAGTAGGTGAAGTAGTAAAAATTTATAAAACTGGAATAATAGATTCTTATTCGGAAACAATTTTACTAACAAGTGATATAACTACAAGAACTGGTACAGTTACACTAAATCCAACAATTACTTCCGTTTCTCTGAGAAGTAGTGGTTCTTTCTCGGTTAATAATACCTCCGCACAAACAGCAATTGATTCATATAGTATTACAAATGCTGGAACAACATTAGGATCTTTGGAATCTTGGAAATTTGTAAATGTTGGATCTTCAAATGTCTCTGGTTTTACAATCCAAGAATTTGATTTTGTATATCCAGGATTAAAATTACAAGATTTTGTATTGAATAAAATTACACAATATACTCCATCAAATATCAAATATAATGCTGGATATCCTTCTATAAATGAGTTAGGATCTGTTCTTGTAAATAGTATGACAACTACTGGCACAACTATTCAAATATCAAGCACAAGTCGTTTTCCATCATCTGGTTATTTAATTATTGAAGGCGAAATAATTTCTTATACAGGAAAAACATCCACCAATTTTACAGGTGTTATCCGTTCAGTAAATGGCATAATTGCTACTCACGCTAATGGTACTTATCTCAGAAGTTACAACTAAGCGTATAAATATAAATAAATTACCGCTATTTTGGAGCAATATTTAAATGGCCGCTATTATTTCTGAAAAGTTCAGAATTTTCAACGCTAAGCAATTTCTGGAATCTCTTTCAGAAGGCAGTAGCGATTCAGATTCTGCCCGCACAAGAATGTATTTCTTCGTCGGCAGACCACAAGCTTGGAAAACATACTTAGAAATTTATGCTGTAAGTTCAACAGCATTTACTGTTGGAGAAACAGTTACTGCTACTGGTGGATTTTCTGGCACCGTATCAGAAGTTTATGCAAATTCACTTCTTTTAACTGGTGTTTCTCCATCAGCAACTATTACTGCTGGTAGCACTGTTACTGGTGGAAGTTCGGGTGCTACTGCAAAAGCAGGTGTTTATAGATATGCCACCGAAGAAGTGCCAGCAGCAATTGCTGATTTCGACAATCAAAAAGAAAAATATGAAGAGTATGATGATATCATCGCTCTAAAAAGAATTAGTTCAACGAATGCTAGACACGTTATTGTTCGCAATAATTGGTTGACTGGAACCACATATGATATGTGGAAGCCAGATTATTCTTCACAAAAATTAACTGCTACTGGTCAATCATCTCTTACATCAACATCAGCAAAATACGCTGTTCTAAACCCAACATCTTATGATGTTTTTACTTGTGTTTATAACGGAACTAACTTAGCAAATCCAAGTGGACAAGCTTCAACATATGTCCCTTCACGCACTCCAAATAGTGGAGAAGGAAGTTACGATGGTACAGCACAACTATACACCGAACCATCTGGTGCTTATATTTGGAAATTCATGTATAACATCCCAACTGACGATGTTATCAAATTCCTCTCATCTGATTTCATGCCAGTAATTGTAGATTCTGCTGTACAAGCAGCAGCAGTTGATGGTGCTATTCGTGTAGCTCTATTAAAAGATGCTGGTGCTAACCTACCAACTAGCGCAACCCTATATGCTGCTATCCTCGGTGATGGCACTGGTGGCAAAGTTCAAATTACGACGAATGGTAGCGGTGCAATTACTGCTGTTTCGATCAATGCCGCTGGTTCTGGTTATACATACGGTAACGTTCTTCTCAAAAACGGTTATTTATACACCAACAGCAATTTAACAACTACAGCTACTGTTGGAGCAACAGCAAAAGGTGCAATTGAAATCGTAATTCCTCCTCAGAGTGGTTATGGTGCTGATCCTATCGCAGAATTGAATGCTAAGCGTATTATGACGAATATTCGTCTAACATATGCTGAAGGTTCAGGTGACTTCCCTGTAGATAACGATTTCCGTAGAATTGGTATTATTTCAGATCCTCTCCAATTTGGTTCAACGAGTTATTATACTGCCGATACTGCCACCAATTTGTTTGCTGTTAAACTTTCGAGTGTTACTGGAAACTTTATTGCTGATGAAGAAATTACTCAAACAATCAGTAGCGTAGTTTCTAGGGGTAAAGTTGTTTCTTGGACACTAGATAACGGAAGCACAACTGCTGGTGTATTAAAATATATTCAAGTACCTGAACTACATGCAAGCAATGGTGCTGTTGTTCCATTCAGAGCAACTGCTTCTCAACCAATTATTGGTGCTAGTTCTGGTATTCAAGGCACTGTAAATACTGCCTATACTGGATCACTTTTAGGTTCCACTTTTGCAACTGGTGTTGATTCAACTAACCCATCAAACGGTGGATTAGCAACCCCAGAAGTCAAAAATAACTCGGGCGATTTAATCTATATTGAAAACAGAAGATTAATTACAAGAGCAGCAGACCAAATCGAGGATATTAAGTTAGTTATTGAGTTCTGATTGAGTTTTTATTATAAGTAAATATTATAAGAATGGAACAAAATGCCTCAGAAGATTAATCTTAATTCAACACCTTATAATGATGACTTTAATTCTTCGAAAGAGTATTACAGGGTTCTTTTTAGACCTGGATACTCTATTCAAACAAGAGAATTAAATACTTTACAGTCAGTTTTACAAAATCAGATTGAAAATTTTGGTAAGAGTCAATATAAACAGGGGCAACAAGTTGTCCCTGGTGAAGTTTCTTTCAACAATAAATTAAATTATGTAAAATTATCTTCAGTATCTGAAGTTGCTGTAAATGTTGGTGGTAATATTGTTTTCCAAAAATACAATATTGCCAATTTAGTTGGTAATATTGTTCAGGGATTATCTTCTGGGGTTACTGCAACTGTTGTTTCTTATGCATATAGTTCAGAAACCGAATCTGATATTATTTTTGTAAAATATACAAATAGCGGCAATTCAAACGAAGAGTCAACTTTCAGACAAGGAGAAACTTTAGAAGTTTTAAATATCGCTGACAGTCCATTACTTGTCGTTGGAACTGATGGCAGTGTTCTTCCAGCAACTATTGATGTTGTTGATTATGATACACAAAAAACAAAAACTATTGACAGTCCCGCAATGGGATATGCCTCTGCTGTTCAAGTAGAAAGTGGTGTTTATTTTGTCAATGGATTTTTTGTAAATAATGCCAAGCAAATTGTTGTAGTAGATAAGTATTATAATAAACCATCGGTAAAAGTTGGTTTTGAAATTAGCGAGCAATTAGTAACACCAGAAGAAGATAATTCTTTATATGATAATGCTCGTGGATTTAGTAATTTTTCTGCACCTGGAGCACATCGTTTAAAAATTGATCTTACATTAAATGTATATGAGTACGATGCAACTACTTCACCAGATTTTATACATTTAATTACTTTAAAGAACGGCGAAATACAAAAATTAGTTAGAAGTCAAGATTACAATATCATAGAGGAAACTCTAGCCAGAAGAACGTATGATGAATCTGGCGACTATGTTGTAAATAATTTCTCAGTAGATTTAAGAGAATATTATCTAAGAAATAATAATAAAGGAACATATCCTTTAAATGAATTTGGAACTGTCAATGGCAAAACACCAGATGAAGCCAGAGGATTAATGGTAGCTGGTATAAGTCCTGGTAAAGCATATGTAAAAGGATATGAAATTTTAAAGAAAGATATTGAATATCAAATTATAGAAAAAGCAAGAGATACTTTAGTAAAACAAGATAACAAAATCAAAGTAAGTCCACTTTCTTCTTATAATATAAGTAATGTTTATAATTCAGTTCCTTTAAATGCTGAAGGCGAAGATTTGAATGCATACCCAGATGTTTATTTAAATTCTGTATTTAATGATGGCAAAATAGGATTTAAAAATGTAGATGGTGTATATAATAGAAGAGGAAAAAGATTTACTATAGATGATGGCATAAAAACAATTTATGTTAAATTGGGTGGTGATTCTCCAACATATCCAACAGATTCCGTTTTAGGCACATCTTTGTGGTTTATTGTTGAAAAAGGAACATCTACTGCTAATATTGTAACTACTTCCGTAGAAATTCTTTCGTATTCTATTGTTAATAGACCAGATATTGGTGCCCCAACCAATTTATATGTAGAGTACACCGTTCTAGGAAATAAATTATATTTAAGTTTACTAAAAGAATATGATAATGATAATTCTTCTAAGAAAAGATTTTTATTCTCTTCCCAAGCACTAGCACAGAATTATTATTATGGCACAAATCAACCAGCTCCATACGCAGAAGTAGTTGATTACAACGATACTATCACACCAATTGTTGGTATTTGCAAACCAAAGAATTTTACACTTTTAGAAAAAGGCACAGGATTTAATACTGATACCGATATTATCCTTTCTAAAGGAAGAGTATCTGGCGGTACATCTGCATACAATTCTGTTTTTAATCTTAGTTATTTCAACCCAATTTTCTTTACTCAAATTATTGTTGATAAAGATTTGGATTCAAATTCCTTTAAAGTAGGAAAATATGTCAAAGGATTGAAAAGTGGTGCTTATGGAATTATTGAAGGAACTAATGCTGGATATTATTCTATAACCAACAAATTATTTGTAAAAACTTTATCAGGTGAATTTGTTTCGGGTGAAACTATTGTAGATGAAGAAGGAAATTCTAGGAGAATCGCTAGAGAAGGAACAATATCGCATTTCATTGTTCTTCAAAGAGGTACTGGGTATAACATTCAAACTGGTAATACTATCAGTCAAATTTTAATTAATGGCATTTCATATGATAGCACTGTTTTAGAACTTAATATCTTAGGATCTTCTATTTACAATATTAATGTAAAAAATAGAGACCTCCTATCAAATGTTTATAATAGTGTTCCTTCAGTTACGGTAACTGTTGGTTCTGGGGCAGTAATTTTCCCAGTTCTTTATAAGAACACGGTTACAACATATGGACCCCAAAATGTAAAATCTGTACAATCACAATTTGGAGCAAATTCCAAATATGTATTTACAGCTGATGTTGAATCATTCAATGGTGAGTATTTCTCCACAAAAACAATTACTGATTTTACATTTTCTGGTGCTGCTGGTTCCAAATTTATAGAGTGCAATGGTTTTTCGGGTGATCCATCCGTAGATCTCGTACAAGGGGATATTGTACAGTTTGTATATTCAGATAATGAGGTTGTGAGGACTGTTGTTCAATATGCAACAAAACCCGAAGGATTATCAAAAGCAAGAGTATACTTAGACATCACACTCAAAAAAGCAGTAGTTAATAGTACAGTTGTTCGTCTACGTGCTAAGGCAGAAAATTCTACGTCTTCGACATTAATTATTCCTACTGGAACCAAATATGTAAGATCAATTGTTTCCAGCCCAGAAAATTCCAAAATTAAATACTATCTCAGAAGAGATTTTGTAACTAAGATTGCAAGTAGTGGTGGTAATATTACTTTTGCTGCTCAGTTGCCATATGGAACTCAAAGGTTTGTGGAATTTTCTGAAAATAACTTCTTAATCACAATCCTAGATCCAGATATAGCAAGTAACCCAGGTGCAACGGTAAAAAAGGGTGATATCATTTACTTAAAATCAGATCAAATCAGTATCACAAATTCTTCAGATACCACAACTGGTTTAACTGCTGGTAGTGTTACGGTTAACTTGCCAGCAAACTTCTTTGGCACATTAACCAGCACAGAGAATTTTAAAATAAAATTAACCGCCACGGTAGAAGTTAATAAAGCAAAACCAAGATTAAAAACATCATACAAGAATAAGAGAATTGTTGTTTCATCTCCTGGAGACAGAGTAATTCCTTTTAGAGGAGTTGATTATGATACCAACTCTTCTGAAATTTTATCTTATTCTGATGTATTCAAATTTAGATACGTTTATGAAGGATCTTCTAGTGTTGCTCCTGTTGCAGATGCTGATGGTAATTTAGTTTCTGGTATCGATGTAACAGAGAAGTTTACTTTTGATGATGGTCAAAGAGATACTTTCTATGATGTTGCTAGAATCGTTCTCAAGCCTGGTTATGATGCTCCTAAAGGTCAATTATTGATTGGATTTGATTACTTTGATCACTCACAAGGAGATTTTTGTACCGTTGATTCATATTTACACGAAGCTGGTGTTACAGAAGAAGAAATTCCATATTTCAATTCAACTGTATACGGAAGAACGGCATTAAAGGATGTAATTGACTTTAGACCTAAAGTAGACACAACAACAATTGCTGGTGGATACCAAGATACCACATTCTTAACGTCTCCCCCAAGTTTTACCAAACAGGGTGGCATTACTGCTGGATCTTTGGCATCAGATTTTAATTTAGAGTATAGTTTGTCATTTGATCTTTCTCAATATTTGGATAGAATTGATGGTCTATTTTTAAACAAGAATGGAGAATTCATTGTTAAGAAAGGAAATCCATCTCTCAACCCATCAAAACCAACAGATGTTGATGATGCTATTCCTCTTTACTATTTCTATCTCCCAGCGTTTACAACTAGCGCAGATGATGTAAATATCATCCCAGTTGACAATAAACGCTATACAATGAAAGATATTGGGAAATTAGAAAAGAGAATCGAAAGATTAGAAAAATATACGCTATTGAGTATGCTTGAGCAACAAGCACTCAATATGCAAGTTAAAAATGAAATAGGAATTGATAGATTTAAGAGTGGTTTTATCGTTGACAATTTTGAAAATCATGGTGTGGGAAATTTAACTTCTGCCGATTATAAATGTGCTATCGATACTCAACAATCTATTTTAAGACCAAGAGCATTTGAAAGTTCATTAAATTTAAGAGAAATCAACACAACCAACGAAGAAAGAATTTTAGATGGTTATTCTATCTCAAATGGCGTCGTAACTTTACGTTATGACAACATTAAGTATATTAATAATAGTTTTGCAACAACTACTGTAAACATTAATCCATTTGTTGTTGTTCAGTATGTTGGAGATGCTAAGTTAGATCCACCCGTAGATCAATGGTTCAATGCTAAACAAATACCTGTTATTTTAAACAATGATAGTAAAGTGTTCTCGGTATTCTATGCTAAGAAAAATGCAAGAGAAGGTTTAGCAAGTATTTTCAATAACTACTCAATCAACTGGGTTGGCACTAATAGAGTATTTTACAACACAAAACCACTAAATGATGTCAATCTATCTGAATCATCAACTACTATTTCAGCAACAATTTCTTCTTCTTCTAACATTAGTCCTCAAAATAATGAATCTGCTCAAGGTGTATCAACAACCACTGTCGGTTCAAGTACCATCATTTCTAATATTCAATTCTTCTGTCGTCCAAAACTAGTTAACTTTGTTCTAACAAGAATGAAGCCAAAAACAAAATTATATGTTTATTTGGATGGAAAAAATATTGATGCTTGGGTAGCACCAGATTTCAGATTCACTGGCATAGCAGGAAACTCATTAAGTTCATTTGGTTCCTCAGTTACAACAGATGAAAATGGAAATGCTAGTGGTGTTTTAGTAATTCCAGCAGGTTATGCACCTATCTCTGGTTCATCTGTTCCAAATCAAATTGAATCAATTGGTTATGATGAAACTTCAACTCCATTGTACTTTGTTGCTGGAAATAAAAATATTAAATTTACATCAGATGCAGATGGAATGACAGATGAGAATGTTGATACATTCACAACTGTTACATACTATGCAACTGGTGTTCTTCCTCAAAATCCATCTTCAATCGTATCTACATTACCAGCAAAAAATAAAGGCGATGAAGGAATTCAATTGATTGATGGCGCAAAAATTAAACCAAATCCATTGTCACAAACATTTAAGATTCAAAATGCTCCAGGTGGAGTATTCTTAACTGGCATGGAACTTTTCTTCTCCAAAAAAAGTTCTGCAATTCCAGTAAAAGTTTATCTATCAAATGTAGAAAGTGGCAAACCAGGCAAGTATATTATCCCTGGATCAGAGAAGAGTTTAGTGCCAGATACTTACTTAAGAGTATACACCAACGGCACACTAACAATTAAGAAAGATGAGTATGCCACAGGTGATACTTCAAAAGCATCAGGTCCATTAAAAACTGTACTCGACAAAAATAATATCGAACTTATTCCTTCTGTAACAGGAGAATATACTTTATCAAACGATCAAATTTATACTTTAGTTCTTTCTAATCATAATGGAAAAGAATACAAACAAAATGAGGATGTTGTATTCAATTCACTCACTTCATACAATTCTAAAAATGCAACTAAGTTAAGAGTTACGATTGCCAAAGATTCTGGTAGATTGACAGGATTAGAAGTTTTAACGGTTGGCATTGGATATGAAACTGCATCTATTACTGTAGAAAGTCCACAGTTAGTTGGTGGAATTAATGCGGCAGCAAGTGTTTATGTCTCAAATGGAAATGTTTACGATTCCGAAGTTTCTATATCTGGATCTGGTTACACCGACCCCCCTGCCATTATTATCAATGGAACTGGTAGTTCTCCTTCTGGTGCAACAATTAAATCTTACATTACTATTGATACACCAGCAGTGAGAATGGGAGTTGCTGTAGACACCGAAACACAAAAATCTACAGTTCCAACATTTTTCAAGTTTGATTACCCAATTTATTTACAGAATGAAACTGAGTACGCTTTTGGTATAGAATCCGATTCTACTGATTATGAGATTTGGTCTTCTAAACTTGGGCAAAATGAAATTACAACAAATGCAGCTGTAACTACACAACCTCTACTTGGTTCGGTATTCAAGTCACAAAATTCTGATACTTGGACCGAAGATTTATTTGAAGATTTAAAATTCAGTTTATACAGAGCAGAATTTAATACATCATTAACTTCACATGTATATCTAACAAATCAAACGTTAGGTTACGAAGAAATTGAAATGAGTCCTTTTGAAACAGATTCTTCGGAAGATGCGACAGCAACTTCCACACTATACAGAAGCAATAACAAAATTGTTAGAGTAAGACATTATAATAATGGTTTTGAAGATTCTGGTAAATCATATGTTGCTTTCAAACAAGCATCTTCTGTTGGCGGTGTTGGTTCTGAATTACTAAATTCTAAGTTATTCAGTGTTACCAATAGTGGATTAGAATCTTATAATATTGATGCAGAGTTTAGAGCCACTTCTTCTGAAGTAGGTGGTGGTGACAATGTATTAGCATCACATAATAAGAAATTCGAAAAACTTTATGCTCAGGTAGGTATTTTATCTCTACCAAGCACTACAATTAATTCATATGTAAAAACTACCAATATTGTCCCAGTTGATAATACGGATACTACTTACACATCATATTCACAATCTTCTGATTACGAAAATACATTTTTAAACCAAGAACATCTATTTAATAATCAAAAAGTAGTTGCATCAAGGATCAATGAATTGAAGAATGGATTGAATAGATCTTTACAGTATAAATTGGATTTAGCATCTTCAAATTCATATCTATCACCTATTATTGATTTGAGAACCAGTACGGTTAAATTAGTTCACAATCAAGTTGAAAAATCATCTGGTTTGGAATCTCGTTATGGTAGAATCGATCAAGTAATTAAATTCTATCCAGTTTATAAAATTATATACAACGGTTCTGGATTAGCAAATGTTTCTGATAATGATATTGTTGGAAGTCCTTCAAATATCAAAACAATAACAGGAAATACATCCCAAGCAAATGCGGTTGTTGTTAGAGTTGATAAAGCAAATGCTATATTATGGGTTAAAATGTTAACTGATACAACTTTTGTTTCCAATGAAAAATTATTATTTAATAATATAAGCACTTTAAATTCTGCATCAAATTCAAATATTTACACGGCTAATAACGGTATCACTGAGGTTGAATTTGATTTTACTGCTGGATCTACACTTATTGCTTTCGATAGAACAGATCTGACAAAAACATATGACAATGTAATCAGCGGTAAAGTGGTTCTTTGGGATCCTCGCAAGAAAGAACTTAGAGTATCAAATAACAAAAAACCAATCAACGGAAATTATGTTGCATTAGCAGTCAATAGTCCATATGCAAGAATTCCATTTGCTATTTCTGGTGCTGGTGGAGGTGTACAAGAAACCGATATCTTTAGAGTTGGTGATATTCTTTCATATCCAAATATTACTTCGTCAAATCTTGCATTTACTGAAATTAAATCTATATCTTATACAAATGGAAGTTTGTTTGTTGACGAAACATTCTCTAAAAATAGTTCTTCTGTTGCAAAATATGTAACAAAAGAAATTGCATTAGAAAATTCATCAACATGTATTAATGTTCGTCTCACTGCAAATATCTTTAAAGAAGATGATATCAAAGTTCTTTACAGATATAAGTCAGCAAGTTCACAAAGTAATTTTGAAGATTTAGATTGGATTTATTTCAATGGAGATGGGAGCCCTGATATTAAAGTTATTCCTTCAAGTGACAACATTATATCTGGTTACTTAGAATCACAAAATTCTTATAAAGAATACAAGTTTAGTGTTTCATCTTTACCAGAATTTTCATCTTTTGCAGTTAAAATTGTAATGAGAAGTTCGCAACCTGTATTTGTTCCAAAAGTACAGGATATACGCATTGTTGCTGCTTATTAATGGATTATTCTAAAGTTATTGATCATGACTATCTTGTTAGAGATAACTCTACTGGCGCTATTATAAATATTGATAAAAGCGTTTTTGAATCTACAAAAAAATCTCGCCTAGGTGCAGAGACGATTGGAAATTTACAATCTGATGTAGAATTACTTAAGAATGAACTATATGAGATTAAAAATCTTCTAAGAGAATTAATAAGCAATGGCAATACTTAGAAATGTAGCTAAGACCGACACTCTGGAAACACAGAGGCAAATTATCAATACAATTGCTTC